CACTTCAAGTGGGACGTGTGGAACCCTGCGGAGCATGATGGCCCAGAGATCGAGCAGTACGTGGAGCGGAGGAAGCTCCCTGACCACCTGTGGCAGGAGGTTCTGGACAAGGATCTAGCGGTCATCAAGGAGAAGTGCTGGGCTGTGGCTGTCCTCCCAGGCTGGACCGAGAGCCCCGGTGCCAGGGCCGAGGTGGATCACGCCCTTGAGAATGGCCTTAAGTTGTATCATATCAACAACTTAGGCTCCCTGCGGTACAGCACTGACAGCATCCTAGCCAATTAACCCACCCCTTAGAACCCCAGAGGATTCTAAATGAAGCACCTGCATATACCTAAGGATGTCATTAAGCACCTCGAGGGTCACATTAAACCCCTCCAGCCAAAGCCCTCGGAAACCATCGAGAGCATCATGTATCAGGCTGGGAGACTGCAAGTTCTTGAACATCTCAAGCACCTGCATGAAACCTATGACCAAGAGGAAACTGCCTGATGTGTCTGTCATCCCCTAAGACTCCGAAGATCGAAGCCGTCAAACCGGCCACGCCCCCGCCCCCTCCTATCGCTCCTGAGCGTCCACAGGCATCTCCTGTGGTCCAGAGGAACCGGAAGAACAAGGTGCGGCGTAACTCACTCACCATCTCTAACCCCACGACCGGGACCAATGCGAACAGCTCTGGCTCTGGTGTTAGCGTCCGTAGCTAATAGAGATGCAGACGAACATCACTGCCAAGGGGCGATACAACCAGCTCGCTTCTGAGCGGTTGAAGTTCCTTGAACGAGCCAGAGAGTGTAGCTGGTACACACTGCCCTACTTGATTCCCAAGGAAGGCACCACCAGCTCCACGGAGTTCCACACACCCTACGCAGCTCTGCCTGCCCAGTGTGTGAACAACCTAGCTGCCAAGCTCATCACAACCCTGCTCCCTCCTGGCACAGCCTTCTTTAAGCTGAACCTGGAGAGGCTCGCAGCGGAGCAGGTAGTAGAGATCCCGGCCCCAGGCGGGGAGAACCTCAAGGCGGTAACGGAGAAACAACTCCTCCGCACTGAGCTGATCGCTACCGATGAGATCGAGGGGATGTCCCTGAGGCCCAAGGCCTACGAGCTCTTCCGTCACCTCATCGTAGGGGGCAACGCTCTCCTCCTTGAGGACGGCGAGGACAGCCGTGTGCATCCTCTCTCCAACTACGTCTGCCGACGTGACGGGGTAGGCACTCCTGTCGAGATCATCGTCAAGGAGAGCACCAACTACTGGGACCTCACCGAAGAACAGCAAGCCCAGGTCCAAGACTACGAACGTAAGGAAGAGGACCAAGGCGAGCTGGATGTCTACAAGTCCTGTACGTGGGACTACGAAAAGAACAAGTGGGTTGTCTACCAAGAGATCAACGGCAACAAGCTCCAAGGGACCGAGGGTACTTACACCCGTGAGAACTTCCCTTACATCCCCCTCCGCTGGACTCGCCTCGACGGTGAGGACTACGGACGGAGCTATGTCGAAGAATACCTCGGGGATGTCATCTCCCTGGAGGAGCTGACCAAGTCAATCGTACAAGGGTCAGCCGTAGCATCACGAATCATCTACCTGGTCCAGCCGGGTGGTACAACGAATCCAAAGGAACTCGAGGACGCTGACAACGGTGCCTACGTGAAGGGAAGCCCGGACGAAGTCCAGGCCCTCCAGTCACAGAAGGCCCAGGATCTCCGCATTGCAGCAGAGATGGTCAGCAACATCGAGGCCTCCTTGAAGTCCGCCTTCCTCATGATGAGCTCTGTCCAACGACAGGCTGAGCGTGTGACGGCGGAAGAGATCCGACTCATGGCTCACGAGCTGGAGAATGCCCTCGGTGGTATCTACTCCCTGCTCGGCCAGGAGTTCCAGAGACCTCTGGTCCAGAGACTTCTCTCTCGCTTGAAGAAGCAGAAGAAGATCCCTGCACTCCCCGACGAACTGGTGAACATCCAGATCATCACTGGCCTTGAGGCCCTCGGCAGGGGCCAGGACCTACAGCGACTACAGGTTGCTATCGGGTCCATCCCTCAGCCTCTTCTACCTGAGGTCCTCCCGTACCTGAATGCTACGGAGATGCTCAACCGCATCTTCGGTGCTGTGGGTGTGGACACTACAGGGCTTCTTAAGGATGCCGAAGAGGTAGCAGCCGAACGGCAGCAGGCCCAGATGCAGCAGATGGCCGAGAAGCTCGGTCCCCAAGCTATCCAACAAGCTGGTGCTATGGCACAACAGCAACAACAACAGCAGCAACCTGAACAGTAAGGAGCACTAGATGCCCGAAGTACCCCTCGAGTCTGATCCTGCCATCGACCCTAAGGTCGAGGATGCAGTGAAGAACGAGACTCCCATGCCAGGCTTAGAGAAGTTCTGGGATGAGGAGAGTAAAACCTACCGTCAAGAAGACATCCAGAAGAGCTACGTTGAGCTTCAAAAGAAGTTCAGCTCCAAGGCTCCTGAGGGTGGCGACAAGCCTGACCTGAGCATCGACAAGGGTGAGCCAGAGGATCCTAAGACTGAAGAGCCTAAGGATCCCGAGGTCAACCCTGAGCAGGTGGTCAGCGATGCTGGCTTAGACATGGATGCCCTCAACGCGGAGTACGCAGAGACGGGCGACCTGTCCAAGGACTCCAAGCAGGCCATCCTCGAACAGGTCAAGCACCTGGGCGTGGACGAGGCTGGCTTGGACCTGTACCTCAAGGCCCAGGCTGAGGCCTCAGCAGGCTTCGCTAAGGAGGTCTACGAGATCGTAGGAGGTGAGCAGGAATACCAGGCTCGCCTCGAGTGGGCACAGGCCAACCTAAGCCCTGACGAGATCCAGGCCTTCAATGACGTTGTCAACGACAGCGACAAGGAGAAGGTCAAACTATCCGTGGCTGGACTCGATGCTCGATACCGGGACGCAGTGGGCTCGCCCCCTAAATCCCCAGTGTCTGGTAGACGATCCTCGGCGGGTGGGGTTCAGCCCTTCGCTTCCCAGATGGAAGCAACCCAGGCAACCATGGACCCTCGGTATAGCACCGATGAGTCCTATCGCCGGGAAGTGACACAACGTCAAATTGAAACCCTGAGACTCCGAGGTAAGTAATGGATACCGAAGCAATCGTAACCGCCATCGTAGCGGCACACGCCCTGGCAGTAGCAATCGTCAACCTGACCCCTACGCCTAAGGACAACGCCCTCTTGGGTAAAGCCTACAAGGTGATCGAAGTGGTCGCAGGTATTGTCACGTCTACAGCAAAGCAGGTGGCAGATGAACAGTCGGACAGTTGATCCCCTACGGATCCTAAGCGGCCTGGTAGTCTGCATCTTTGTCTGCATGGCCTTCGCCTCCCTCCCCGGATGCGTTGGGACTCCCCAGGCCAAGCAGACCTCCTACGAGGCCTTCGTGGTCGCGGGGGAAGCCAGGGCCTCAGTCATCACCTCGATCACTCTGCTCAACGACGCAGGGTTCATTGACGAGGATGACTACGAGGGCATTGACCTAGCAATCGAATTGACCGGCCAGGCCCTTCGGCTCTGGTCGGAGTCCCTACTGAAGGGCGAGCCCTCTCAAGAGGCCGAGCAGAAGTTCTACGAGAGCTTCGAGGTCCTTAAGGGTGTTCGAGATCCAGCCCTCTATCAAGCTAACCAACGGAAACCTGACGCATGAGCGTAGACCCGAAGACCATCATCACTGGTGCCCACGTAGCCCTGTCGATCATTCGTGAACTTCAGAAGGCAGTGAACGTGTCCCGTGACGCACGGAAAGAACTTGACCTGGCAACTGTCCAGTCCATCATTGATAAGAATATCAAGGTTGAGACTGAGTGGAAGAAGTCGAAGACTCGACGAAAGAAAGCGGAGAGTGAGACTCCCGCAGAGCCAGGCACTGAAGACTGAATCTAACGTCAGGCTGAGGAAACTCGGTCTGATGTTTTGTCTCCCTTGGGATCCCTCAGAGACCCTACGGCAGATCCTGATAGGCCCTGGCCCCCTGCGGGGGATAACCGGACAACCTGTTGTTGACGCTAATGAAGTCCAAGAGAAGAGAACCCACCCCACGAGGGAGTGAACCTCCACCTCTAAAAAAGAGAAATGAATTATGGCAGATGCCACCCCTAACCTGATCGGTCAGGACCTTGGTGCCGGTGCAGATGATGCACTGTTTGAACAGCTCTTTATGAATGAGCTGCACGCTGCGTTCCTCGAAGCGAACGTCATGCGTGGCCGCACCACCGTCAAGTCCATCTCCCACGGTAAGTCCGCGACCTTTGACCGGACGTGGAAGACCGACGCTCAGTACCACACCGCTGGCACTGAACTCCTCGGTACCAACAACGTCCAGCACACTCAGAAGACCATCCTGGTCGATGATCGTGTGTCCTCGGACATCTTTGTCAACGAGATTGATGAGCTCAAGAACCACTTCTCGGTTCGCAGCGAGTACGCCAAGCAGATGGGCTTCGCCCTCTCCAAGGTCCTCGACATCAATATCATCCGTACCATCGCTAAGGCGGCCCGTGCGACTCCGGACTTCGGTGCGGCTGATGTCACCACGCCTGCCGACCGTACCATCACCAGTGCGACCATCGGCACTGACGCTGACGTGCTGAAGGACGCCTTCTACACGATTGCTCAGAAGTTCGATGAGGGTAACGTCCCAAGTGAAGACCGCTGCGTGGTCCTGGGTCCTGCCCAGTACTACCTCCTGTTCCAGACCACGGACAACTTCCTGTTGAACCGTGACTGGGCTGGTGGCGGCTCGATCCAGAATGCGTCGGTCCCGACCTTCATGGGTCTCGACGTCGTCCGCTCGAACCACATGACTGCTGCTACCCTCGGTAACAACTACGCAGGCGTTGCTGGTGAGAACAACGACTACACCGCTGACTTCTCCGACACTGTCGGTGTGGCCTTCCACCGAAGTGCAGTCGGCACGGTCCTCCTGAAGGACCTGGCTCTCAAGGTTGTCGATCAGCCTGAGAAGTACGGCACGTTGCTGCTCGGCAGCTACATCGCTGGCACCTCGGACTTGCGTCCTGAGTCGGCCATCGAGCTTACCTCTGCGTAAGCAACACAACTGAATAGGCTCCTGTGCGGGGACTCAGGGCGAAAGCTCTGGGTCCCTGTTTTTTCGTTTTTAACCAAGGAACACAATGGCAGACGAAACCGTAGCTATCACAGCACGAACATCACTGGAGGCCATGAACTCCATCCTGGCCTTGGTGGGAAACTCGCCTGCCACGGACTACAACTCTACCTCGGACCTCGATGTCATCCTGGTACGCCAGGTGATCGAAGAGACTTCTCTTGAGGTCCAAGAGGACTCGTGGCAATTCAACCGCGAGCTAGAGATCGAACTGACCCCCAACGGATCCGATGAGGTAGTACTCTCTGAGGCGTTCACCGCTACAGGCTACACACCCTCAGAGATCGCACGCATCGACTTCATTGCGAAGAAGAACTGCGGCAAGGACATCATCATCCGAGGGGGCAAGGCGTATGACAGGGTAGACCACACCTACGAGTTCACCAGCTCCATCTACGCTGACGT